TTAAAATCGAAGATGGATTTACAAAAGAGTATATCGACGACCAAATTTATTTTAAAGTAGTTAGATAATGGGCGAAAAGAGAAAATTAACGGAACGGTATAATATAGATCCTGTTGGTCAAACGTTACAGTCTAAATATGAAGAATTAGGCTTAACGTATTTATCAAATAATACGTCTATTGTTGATCGCGATGAATTCGGAAATGTTAAATTGCAAGAACAAGGAAATAATCCGTTATTAATAATAGAGCCAGTGTATAAAAAAATACTTAATAAATCAGTTGTAAAAGTTATTGATACTCAGTTTAAATATTTTAAATTTCCTACACGACTTACTCAACAAAGTTTAGATTTAAATTTAGATTTAGATTTAGGATTTGATCCGGTATTTGTAAGATATCGACCGTCAGAAGATCGAAGAATATTAACAGAATCAACTTCTGGTAATGGTAAATTTAACGGTATATTGATGGATTTTGTTGAAGAAGGCAATTTTCAAAAATCTACAAATAAATACTACATAAGTAAAGAAATTAAAAATTCTGGTGTTGATTTAAGATTCCGTATACGAATACAACATCGGTTTGATTCTGCAGAAGGTTTGTCAAATGATTATGGTACTGCATATTTCTCTATAATTAAAGATAGTCCAGTAACTGGATTAAATCGAAGTTTTAAAGGAGATTTTGCAAATGTTGCAAATGAGCCTACAATTTATCCTACAACAATACCTGTACCAACTTCTCCAGCGCCGGCACCATATGGATATATTGGTAGATTTCAAGTTCAGACATTAAATTTAGATATTACGATATTAAACTCTGAATTTGAAATTGGTGATTATTTTAGTATAGGTGCATTTGCGGGTCAAAATGAAGGAGAAAAAAATGTTGATGGAATTCCATATGAATTTCACACAATAAATGCATTTGCATCATATTGGGTTGTATCTGATGCAAGTAAAAATGTAGATGAATGGAATCAGCCAGTTGAATAATGTTAAAACAATATAAAAATATCGACACATTTAGAGTTAAGAAAGGATCTATTTCTGCACAAAGATTTACTAATCTAAAAAGCAGTTTATTCGCTGCAGTTAAAAATCAAGCAATCACAGTTAATACAGATATAGTAAATTCAATTACAGATAATCGTATAGAATTTCATGTATACTCTGATAGTACCTGGCAGACGGGTAATCACAAAATACAATTTCAAGATAAAATACCAGAATTCCGAGATAAAACTACTAATCGAATTATACAAGTTAATCGAGGCATTGGAATTGACATCTATAAAGAATTTGAAAATTTACAAATTACTAGTGGTCAATTTACTATTGTTTTAAACTTTTTTAAAAACTTAATAGGAAGTTTTGAACAACAATATCTTAGAATAGATGAAATTTCTCCAGACCGAAAAGAAATTCGTTTACGAGCGATAGATGAAACTAATATTGAGTTTTTAAAGCAATTAACTGATTATATTTCAACAGTAAACCAAACTGATGAATCTGATGATGCTATATATAAATCGTATTTATTGAATTTTAGTCGAAATCAATGTATACATTTTGTTAACAGCGTTGTAGTTGGTGAATACTTATATGTAAAACTTCTAGAACCATTACCAGCACAATATCAAGTAGATTTTAAATGTTGGGTTGTTGAAGAATTAAAAAGTTCATATATTGACACTGTTAATATATCTCCGTTAAACATAAGAAAATCATTTAAACAATTAGCTAATCCAAATTGGCAAGCAAAGTATGATTATGATACATCAGCAGAGACAGGATTAAAAAATTGGAATGACTTACTAGGATCATCGGTTTCTACTTCACAACAAATTGTAGATCACTATTTTTCTGGAAGTCTTTCTGGAATGACTTTGAATATTAATTATTCTGATTTTAATAATTTTATATTTTATAGTTCAGCTACAGAACGATTAGCTAATTTTAAATATAAATTGGAATTGATTGAATATTACACTTCACAGAGTGTTATATTATCAGGAATATCCGGAAGTATTGCTACAACTAATCAAACAGAATATAACACACTAAAAAATAATCTAATTGGTGGGTTTGATAATTTTGAAAAATATCTATACTATGAATCGTCATCGCGTTTAACTACATATGATATTCCGGTAATAGATGCAACCGTACCAAATTTAACAGGTAGTTATATACAACCAGTACCAAAAACAAATTCTACAAAACCATATACATTAACTGCAGTTAGTAGTAGCGAATTTACGTCTTGGTATGATGGTTTATATTCAAGTGCATCATTTTATGATAAAAATAATTTAAATACATTAATATCAGCAGTTCCAGAATATGTATTATTGAATCCTAAATATAGTCAAGTAAAACCATTTGTCTACATGTTAGGACAACATTTTGATATTTTATACACCTATATAAATAACATGACTCGCTTGAATATGCGTGAAGAAAATCCAAAATTGGGTATGCCACCTGAATTATTATATTCAGTAGCTAAACAATTTGGTTGGAATTTAAGTAACGGTAAACAGTATCAAGAATTATGGGAATATGCGTTAGGTGTTAATGAAACCGGTACTCCAATTACAGGATCTAATACTGTGGGTGACCCTTCAGTATCTGGCCAGAATCAGACATATACCATATGGAGGCGCATAGTAAATAACTTGCCTTTACTATTAAAATCAAAAGGAACTAAAAGAAGCGTTCAGGCATTATTATCATGTTATGGTATTCCACAATCTTTCATATCAATTAACGAGTATGGAGGGCCTAGAATTGACAGAGCACCCATATATGAAAAATTAAATTTTGATTATGCATTAGATTTAATTAATAACACAGCAGGAACTGTTACGGTTAATTATTCACAACCTATCAATTCAGTAGAGCTGCGTTTCCGCACAGATAATGTAGCAGATAACCCGTTATTACCAAGCACAATGAATTTGTTTACAGTAGGTTCAAACACAGTAACATTGGATTATACGTCAGGTAATAAAGGTAGCATACAAATTAATGGAACGGGTAGTGCAGATATAGAATTATTTGATGGTGGCTGGCTAACTGCATTATTGAGAACTACTGGTAGTTTATTAGAGGTAGTTGCAAAAAAATCTAAATATGGAAAAATTGTAGCAGCAGTATCAGCTTCAGCTACTTCATCATTTGCTAGTAGTGGTACTTTAACATTAGGCGGAACTACAGGTGGTAGCAGATTGTTAGGTCAACTTCAAGAACTTCGACTCTGGACTAGCAGTCTAGGAGATTCTGCATTTAATAATCATGTTAAAGCCCCAGCAGCATATGACGCAAACTCTGATGCGTACCAAGAATTAGTATTTCGAGTTCCATTAACAAATAAAATAGATCATTCTGTAACTTCTAGTTTAAGTGGTATAGAACCAAATCCATCAGGGATATCAGCTTCATTTGCTGGATGGACAAATAATATTCCATATGATTCTATAGAAGAAACATATTATTACGACGCAATTTCATTAGGAGCAGGTACATTTGATGATAATAAAATACGATTAGAAAACAATGAATTAATTGGATCTTTAGATGTCAAAACCAGAGCAGAACGATCGCAATATGATAAAGCACCATTAGATAGTGCAAAACTAGGTGTATATTTTTCTCCACAAACCATGATTAATGAAGATATCATTTCTCAATTAGGTTATGTTTCATTGGATGAGTATATTGGAGATCCAGGCGAAGTTAATAGTAAGTCATATCCAGAATTAATACAATATGCACAAAGATATTGGAAAAAATATACTCAGAAAAATGATATCAATTCATATATCAACATGTTTACATTGTTTGATCTATCATTTTTCAAACAATTAGAACAAATTTTACCAGCTCGTGTAAATAAACTTACCGGTATACTAATACAACCAAATATATTAGAACGAAGCAAAGACACAATACTACCTAAAATTGAGCGTTATGATAGCGGTTATTATGCATTAATTGACAATGTTTCGCCAACTGCATCTGCAAATTATTTACAATATACTGGTGAAATTGATGGAAACGTTGTTTCTATTCAAGCACAAGATGATGATCAGTGGCAAGCATATTTAACTAGTTCGGTTGCTAAAAAATATGATAGTACTACGTATTCATATGATTACTTAATTAGGTCAGGTAGTACTTATATAACAGCATCTTCTCCATATTGGAGGAGTGAAGCATTAGCACCAACAATATTGTCAGCAAGTTTATCTGAATATAAACATGTTACTTCGGTTCCTGCGGGGACTTATGGGGGATATAGTTATGGAACATCTGTATATGGAACAGCTTCATTAGTATTAGCACAAACTTCGGACTATTTACCAGCTGGAATTAATAATCAAAAATATGAAGGTTGTAAATTAACAAGTGCTGGATTTAACATTCGAAGCAATAAAACAGTTGATGGAGGTGCACCGGTAGAAACAAGAACTGCTAACCCAAATCAATTGATATATCAACAACAAACAAATGATAATGGAAGTTTTGTTTTAGTTTAGACACCAAAAATAACATTACGTATATTTATATAAAATTAAGGTATTAAAATGGGATATTTAGATAATTCAAGCGTTACAGTTGACGCAATATTAACTTTAAAAGGACGTGAACTATTAGCAAAGGGCGGAGCCGCTTTCAATATTACACAGTTTGCAGTAGGAGACGATGAAGTAGATTATTCACTATGGAATCCAGATCACCCACTAGGAACTGCGTATTATGGCACTATTATAGAAAATATGCCAGTAACAGAAGCAATTCCAGATGAAACTCAGGCATTAAAATATAAACTAGTAACACTTCCAAAACAAACAACTAATATACCTGTTGTAACTGTTGGTAATAGTAGTATTACATTGCAAGCTCCTGGTGATAACGCAATTATATCTCCAAATACAAGCAATTTGCAAGGAGGTAATGCTAATTTAGGTTATACATTTATTTTATCCGATTCAACCGTTGCCGATTTGCAAATTGAACAATCTTTACAAAACAGTGTTCTTCCTACTACTCCTAGATTTATTGGTGATAATGAAGACGCTCAGAGTTTAGCAGTAGCAGCATTTACAGTTAGAGTTGTTGCAAAAACACAACTTATATCAGATAAAACTGCGACAATTACTGTGATTGGAAATGAAACGGGTGGTAGTAAAACTATTAATTTAACTGTGAAAAAAGCAGTTACTGCTACAGTAAATAATGCATCATAAAAAAGAAAAAATATGAAAACAATTAAACGTTTAAAACAATTTCCTAAACAAGGCGGAACCCCACCAAGACTAAATGTTAGTCCTATTTCTGGAGGAACTAGTTCGACAACAAATACACCCGCGGTAGGGGCAGCTATTCAACAACAAATACAACAGTTAGCAGAAGCCCGAGCCAGAGAAATTATTGCAGAACAACAACAAGCACAAATTCTTGCAAGAAACGGCCGTACCTTTACTAAATTTGATGCGGTTAATGATATTATTGACAATCAAACAGAAACAGTAACAGCAGGTTTATGGAGTGGCAATGTTGCAAGTTTAACTACTGCGTTTACAAGTTCCGTACAAACAACTACGCAACGAAGATATTATGTTGATATATTAGATGGAGAACCGTCTACTACCGGATCTGCTATACAATATTCATTAGCATTTGGTCATGCATTAGGTAGTGGATCTGACTCGCAAGGTCAATTAAATGATTCGCCATCAAAAGCAATATATTCACAATACAAACAACTTTTATTGAATCCAACTGATACAAGATTTACAACAGCTGGGTCTGGAAGTACTGATTATATCTATGTTATTAACTTTAAACGGAACCGACTAAAAGAACGTTTAGATGCTGGTAATTTTGAACTACCTTTAAGATATATGTCTGCTTCGTTAGACACCAATGCAACTGGTAGTAATGTTGCTGTTAGTAGTAGTGTAGTATATACTCTTATTGATGATTCTTCCTTATCAGCTGCAAGTGTTGGAGATTCAGGTAGAATTTACAATATCGTATCAGGATCTATTAACAGTGGTGTATATAATGCATCTGCACCTGTTTATTGGGGACTTGCGTATCCAGATTATGGTGTATTAGTGTTAGACGGAAAAATGTTGGATCAACAATTAAATTTCCAAACTAATACAGGTTCTAGTTCTGAAGGTAATAATCATTTCCGTTTATTCCATTCTATTTCTGGTTCATCATTACTAACAAATCCAGAAACGGGTGACCCGTACGGGTTCTTAGCTAGAAATTCAGAAAAAGTAACTAGCACACATTACTTTGTAAGAATTAAAAATGCAGAATATAACTTTTCTAATAACCCGTCATATGTTACGGGTAGTGTAGGTGAATTAGCACAAAGCACATTTGTAGGAGATCCTAAAACATATATCACTACAGTTGGATTATATAATGATTCGCAAGAATTATTAGCAGTAGCTAAACTTTCAAAACCGCTATTGAAATCATTCCAACGAGAAGCATTGATACGTGTTAAGTTAGATTTCTAATTATTTCTCAAGTTTATAGCCCCGATATATTTATAATAAATGTTTCGGGGTTTTTACTAAATGGCACAACTTAAAACTACACAAAAAGAAAATCCATATAATCAGGCTTATCCAACTGTTTTTAAAAAAATTGATCAAGCCGATGTAAAAGTCAACCCGTTTCAGGTATTTAAAACTTTTGAAATACTTTCAGGTAGTTTAACTAGTAGTGCATTACCTCTCAAAGCAGTGTATATTGATATAGATAATTTACCGGCATTGGGATCTGAATTAGTATATAATGATGCAGCAAATATAGATGGTAGTTTGCAGAGTATAACATATTTTTCTATAAACCATTTATATTATAAATACAAAACACAACCAGCTAATACATATGGTCCTACTAATTTAAATCGAACAAAAAAATTCTTATATGAATCTGCTTCGATATTATCTATACCACAAAATAAAACAGGACAATCTATTAAACCAGCATCATTTCAGTTTACTAGTAGTGTATCCGGATCATTTAAAAGTGATGTGTATGGAAATATTATAGACTCGGCATATAACACAGATGCAATAATATCTGATGTTAAATGGTATGAAGGATTTAATGAATATTTTGACGTTAACAGAATACAATATGAATCAAGTGGTGTATTATATACAGTTGGCGTGCCTACAACATCAGGTAGACAGTTAGCTACGGGACTTTCAGCAAAGTTTTCAGGTGCAGGGTACATACAAGATGAATTAGATGGGTTGTATAATAGAAATAATGATTATGCAATTTCCATGTTTATTAG